AAAGAACAGGCTCAACGGCGTCCCGAGCAGAAAGTTCGCCGTGTCCTGGCAGGTCGATCTCGTGTTGAAGCACTTGCCCGCATCTGGCCCGCTGGCCGTGCAAGGCGCAACGCCGTAAACCCGAGAGCATAGCGGCTGCCGAATTTCGACAATCTGAACAGGCTCTCTACCGACAGTAAACTCAGTCATAACCGCGCGCCCTCATACTCAATTCCACGTCCATCAAATCCCGCTGCCCGCTGTTCGTCGGGGCTGGGCTTGCCATTGCCCGGCCAAACGCAGCCTCGCTGTACGACTCAGGCCGCCACGCGATGAAGAAGGGCTCAGTCTCGATCGAGCGTTGCAGCAGCGGCCAGTTTTCCCTGATCCACGCCGACGTAAGATTGCGCCAGGCGAATGAGGATTGCAGGTAGGTGCGGAATTTTGACCGGCCGAGATATTCGCCGGACTCCGACTCATTCATTTTCATGACGGTTTGCCGAGCCATCATGATCGGCGTGTGCCCGCCAAAGATTGGCCGCTCCATTTGCAGCGCCCGGCCAAATTTAATCACGCCAATCTCGGGCGCGGTTCCGCCTGTAATTCTGATCCGCCAACTGCCGAAAGCTTGCAGCGGGAAGATCACGAATATATCGCTGTCATCCGTGATGGCCGTATCCGGGATCAGGTCTATCCAAACCGTGTCCTCTAGATACTGCACCTGCAATGTCCAGCCGTTAGTACCAAGCGTGTGCGCGCCAATGCAGCAATAATCGCAGGCAACGCTGGCGCCAAAATCTATCGCCCAGGTCTGCGTTGTTGCTGTGTTTGGTTTCCAGCGCTCATAGGTCAGCGTATTGTCGGGAGCCGCTGCAAAATAGCCGACCGCCGTTGACGAGGCATCGATAACGCCGCCGCTGTGCCAGTTCCCCGAGTGCGCGATCCGCGCGTGAGTCGAGGGTAGGTCCGCAACAGTGTTGAAATTCAGCAGTATTTTATCGGCGGTTTCAAGCAAGAGCCGATCGGCGGTTTCCATAAGGAGAAAACCGCTGTCAGGCGTGTATGGCGTATAGCCGGTGGAAAAGATGACGGTCATTTGCGCCTCACGCCATGCGATAGATGTGGCAGACGCTGGCCGATGTTTTCCGAACACGGAAATGGCCGGACGTGTTAAGCAAAACCGCGCCTGAGCCCACCAGCGTCACGTCAGTATTTGCCACAATAGTCGCTGTGCCGCTGCCGATATTGATTACCGAGAAGTCAAAAGAGGCGTTGTTTGACATTGAAGCTGGGAGGCCAGCAATGATGTTTGTGCCAGTTGGGGAGGTAAGGTTTGCCGCTGCCCCGTTATACTGGATCACCTTTGTCAGCAGTTCTGCGATGGTCAGTGTCGCCGCCGCAGTTTTTGTGGTATGCGTGACCTGCTGAACGTACATAGTCCCGCGCGCCTGGATGTCGCCAATCGCGTCAATGGAGACAAGCGGTGCTGCGACTCCCACCCCAAGAAAGCCGTTCGAATGGATGCGCATTTTCTCGCTGCTGGCAGTCCGCCAACTATGCGTGATTACGCCAGTGGCGTCTGAAATCATCGTGTAGTCAGTTGAAACCACCGTCTCGCCGTCCATCGTCTGGAAGTAAAAAATGTCAACCGATCTGAGTATGCGAGTCGTTTGGAAGCCTACAGTCCCGTCAGTCTCAATAAACCGCAGGGTCGGGCTTGTGGTCTCAATCTGAATTTCCGGGCACGACTTAAAAAGCTCCGCCCTTGTGATCTTTTTTGTCTGCGGGATGGAGGAGTCAACAATCGGGAAAACATCGGTAGAGTTTGATATTTCCGACCCAAGCATCGAGGTCAAAGCTGAAATTTTCGTATCGGCCATTTTTCTATCTTTCCCTTAGCGAAGGAGAATTTGTGCGCCATCTGCCGTAGCAGAGTTGATCGCGTTGATTAGCTGCAAGACCTGATCGCGGCTGTAGAGGTCGCCGCCGACAAGTTGGAGAGAGACTTGGGTTGAAGTTGTCGCCGCGCCGCCAGTGGCACCGCCACCCGACGAGCCGCCAGTACCCACGCCGCCGCCCCCACCTCCGCCCGGCTGGGCAGATTTAATCGAGCGGACAGCGGCCAGACCGGAAGATAGCGCGGCTGCGGCGGCCGCAAACCGGGCAAAGGGGCGGTTAGCAAATGACGGGTCTTTCAGTACCTCAGTAAAGGCGAGATAGCTGTTTGCCAGCGCAATGCCCGCGCTTACCTGCTTCGAGCCCTCAAACAATTTGCCAAGCGAGTTAAGCGTTGAACTCACCCCGGCGTTAGTCGCTTGAAGCATGGCAAAGTTATGTTGCGCCTCGCTCTGCTCTATGAGGCCCGCGTACTCTTGTTGCGTCAGGAGTTTCTGGGCCAGTGCCGTGTCAAGCATTTCTTGGCGCCGCTGGTAGCTTTCGAGTTCAAGCTGCTCTTGAGACTTTAGTGAGTTTTGCAGCTGCTCAAGTTCGGCTTCCACAGGGTTAGCCGCCCCGGCTGAGGTTCCAACAGTACTCGCGGCTGTGGCCGCCGCTGGCGTACTGAACTCCGTGCGAAGTTGCGTCGCTTTTAGGGCCGCGTCGGCGCGAGCCACGGCCGCTGGATCATAACCGGCGGCCCGAGGATCACGCACTACTGCCCCAGGCGCCGCGTAGCCTGCGGCCAGTAGTTTTCTTGCTGAGTCGAGCGTGATGCCCATGTTCTTTGCGAGTGTTGCCGCAGAACTGGCGGCCATCGCGATGCCGGAGTTTATATCAACGTCTGCAAGGTCTTGCGCGCTGCTTGCCGAGGCCGCGAGGAAGGTGCTTACCGCCGAGGTTTCTCCCGCCAGGAGATGGAAATAGTCTTTCTTGAGTCTTGCAAGATCAGCCTGCCGCTGTTCCTCGGCCGCAATTTTAGCTGCCGCGTCAACCATGGAAAGCGCGGTCGTGTTTACTGCGGCGTATTCCCCGGCAAGCTGATGAAAGTAGTTAATCCGCAGGCGGGTAAGGTCGGCTTGTTTTTGCTCAGCGATTGCCGTCGCCGCGCTGCTATCGTTAATAACTGCAAAGCCATCCACAATAGGAGGAAGGCCGCCGGCAATGGTACTTAGGATGTCCTTAGTCGCGGCCATCTTTACAGTAATACTACCAAGCTGCGCGTCTAGTACGTCAAACTCCGCGGTATTTCGCGCAAGAATATCTTGCTGGGCTTGCAGTTCTTTGTTCTGGCGTTCGTACTCAATAGCCACTAAGCGGGCAGCAACTGCCTCCGGCGAAGCTACGGCCCCGCCCCTGCCGCCCGGCACCGTTGCCGAAACACTGGCAGCGTTTGCAGCCGTACTGGCCACCAACTTTTCTTGCATTGCAAGTTCGGCTGCCAGGCCCGCAACAACAAGTTTCTGCGCCTCAGCTTTCCCGCTTGCCGCCTTCTGCGCGTCCTGCGCGTCCAGAAAGTCCAGCGCCGTGATAGCTTGCCGCGCCTTTGCCTCGGCCGCGAGGGCTGTTAGTATGTCTTTGCTGCCAGTTTTAAACGCCGCTACATACGCCTCGTGCATACCGGACGCAGAAGATAGGTCGCCTTCTAACGTGTCTAGGCTCGCTGAATAGCCTTCAGTTGCTTCCTTGGCCTCGTCTACCGCAACTCCAGCGTCACTTGCGCTGGTAGCCCACTGAAAAAGCGCGGCCCCCGCCGCAATAATTCCTATCGTCGCAAGGGAGATTGGGGAGATGATACTTTTGAATGAGGCGAGTAGAAGCTTACCCGTTTCCTTCGCTGTGCCGCCAGCGGCCTGCAAGACCTGCGAGATTTGCGTACCTTGCTGGATTGCCAGCATAAGTGGATTTTGGCCCGCAGCAAGCATAACGCCAATGTCGTTAAACTGCGCGCCGAGGTTGGCGGTATGAAAGCCCGCGGACTTCATGGAGCCGCCGACTTTCATCCCCGCGGCCTCGGCTACCCCGTAGTGCGTGGCCAGCCGTTGTAGTTCCGCGCCGAGTTGCTCCTGCGAGTATTTTTGCTCGATAGCGATCTTATTGACGAGCACCGCGGCCTTGTTATACCGCACCATGCCAGCGTAGGCGTTGTCCGTATCCATTTTGAGTTTGTGAAAAGACGCCGCCAGCGCGGCGCTGCTGGTTGCGGCCTCCTCGGCCTTCCGCTTGCCGTCCGACAGTTTTGCGTTAAGCTTGTTAGTCTCGTAGGCGGCCAGTCTTGCCGCGCCCGCCATACTCGACGCATCGCCGGTAAACTTAGCGTGTAGCCCCGTCAGTTGTCCAGCCATTCTCTTTCATCTCTTTATGTTTGCGGCGGGCCGCTTCCCATTCAGCTTCTGTAAACTTACCGCCGGGCGAGTCGGCTTTTTCGATCTTCTTCTGCCGTCTGACTCGGGCGTCAAATTCCCACCAGAACTCAGTTGTGGACATCCCCCAAAATTCTGCTGGTTGGATGCCCCAGTCTCGCGCCGCCGTGTAAGCCTGCTCAACAAGAGCGACCCAGGTTAGTTTCCCGAGGCTTCGCCTTTGTCACTGACTTCCTTTGGCTGCGGCCCGGCAATTTGTGCCAGATAGTTTGCGGCCACCTCTTTCCCCGCCAGGAAACCGGCCGAGAAAACCAAGTCTTGGACCTCGTCCAGCTTCATAGTCGATCCGGCGGCCTTGAGCCCGATCATAATAAGCTGGACTACGTTAGTCACCGTGAAGCGCCATTTCGGCTCATACGGGATGCCCTGATCGAGGAACATACTCTCAAGGGCCGCCTCGCGCATAATCGTCAGCGGGTCGCCAACGGTATTTGCGATTTCTACGCTGGCTTTGAAAGTTGCGGCCAGAACGAGCTCCTGGCCGCCGAGTGTTGCTGTCATTTCTCTCATCTGTTTTTGTCCTTCTTATACGCCAGCAACGTAAGTAACTGCGCCGCTAGACATGAAGGTTGCCGTGAACTCAGCCGCGCCGTCATGTTCGCCGTTTTCCTCGTAGGAAGAAACAAAGAACGTGCCGGTGAGTGTGCCAGTCGTTGTCGGCAGATTGACTACGAGGGTCTCGCCAGTAATGCTGGCTTCCATGATTGACGCGAGGAGAATCTGGTTCTGCGTGATGCCGCCAACGGTGGCCTCGATAGCGCGCAGGCCGGGGGTGGCCAGCAGTTTGCGCCAGCCAACGTCATCATCAGTCGTCACGTCGATCATGTCGTTTGTGATGCTGAAGCCACGCGTACGAACTCCGAGTAGTACGACGGCGTCCCATGTAATAGTCAGTAGCCGGCCACTTGCTGCGGGCATTTTTACGTCTCCTTGTTATGCGCTACGCGCGATGAAAGCGATCTGGCAGTTGTTGGTAGCGCCAGCTGAGTTAGTGATGCGAAGAATGTCCCCGGTTGCTGCGGTGATCGCGCCGAAGCCCGCCGCATCTGACGAACCGAGCAGGACGAACGAGCCGGGGCGGATCGGGCCGATGGTTGGAGTTGTTCCGCCGAGGTAGCCCACAATGGGGTTGGTGCCCGCGCCGATTGTGAGGTTCGTTGTGTTGGCCGTGCCAGAGCGAGGGCCATTGATGACGAAAAGCGCCACAAGCTCAACGGCCGTAATCGTCGCGCCAAAGGCGTCTGTGAGAACACCGCTGAGATCGAGGTCAAGGCTCGCGCCGGTTGTGATCGCCCGCTCGTCAAACCAAACAAGGTTAGCCTCGCCCGCGGCCGTTCCAGCGGTAAGACTGATAACTGCTTCCATCGTCGGCGCAAACACCGGGCCGCCGAAGTCGTTTGCGCCGAGGTCAACCGCTGACAGCCGCGCAATAATTGTTGCCGATTGAATTGTCATATTTTCTCCATTGTGATGCGATAACGGCAGACGCCGTGTCTGGTTTTTCCGTCAGCTTCCTCAATGATGTCCCCGAACTCATAAAGGGAGTCGATGAAGTTGTATCCGGCAGCGGTGAGGTTACCCGCCTGACGATTGAGCGCCGTGTAAATCTCGCCAAGAATGGTCTTGACCTCTTTCCGGCCGTTGTAGCGTGACCAGATGTGCAGGGTGACGGTGGCCGAAGTGCCGACTGAGTTATCAGTGTCGAACGGCACCAGCGTATCGTCACCGAGTACGATGTAGGGAAAGTTCGCCGCTGGCATACCGTCAGGCTGATTTGGCGGGCTGTCGTACACGTTGCGGGGGGCAAGCTGGGCGACAAGCCGGGCGTAGACAGCTTGTTGCAGGGGATTGAAGAATTCGCTCATCTGTAGCCCCGCTCAAATTCGGCCTTGAGGACGGTTCCGGCTTGCTGAATTGCTTCCTCAAACGCGGGGAGAAGGAAGGGCCGCGGCTCGACGTACACAACTTTGCCATCAAACTTACTAAAACCGCCGAACTCAAGCGTGGTGGCGTAGGAAAGGTCTGAGCCCGCCGTGGCAAAGCTGCCCGGCCTGTCGGTCATTTTTGTAAAGCCGATGCTCGCGGCAAGCGTCCCGCTCAAGTCTGCCGGTGACTCGCCGGGGGCTGAGGCTTGGTGCATCCGGCCATTTACCTCATAAACGTAACCAGAGCGGCCGCCAGTCTTAATTTTCGTTTTTGCCCGCTGCGCCGTGGACTGCGCCACAAAATTCATCGTGCGGGCAATACTGGCGTTTGCCCGGTCAGGGAGGTCTGCTAGTTCTGCCATAAGCTCAGAAAAGCCTCGAATGTCCAGCCCGTATTTCATGCGACTTCCCCCTCGCGGGCTACAAGCCGAGCCCACTTTTGCCGGAGTTCTAGATCGACTGAGGACACCACGTTGTAGTAGCGGCCGCGAAAGACGACACGAGTCTCAGTTGCGTTCCAGTACGGCGCCCCGTTTGCGTCACCCTTAAACCTCACGTAGAAGGTGAAGTGGTTTAGGGACTCGATCCGATCCGCCATCGACCGTTCTGCTCCGTCGCCCTCACGGGCCATCGCCCAGACTCCGCCAACGGGGTCAGCGGTATAAACCTCGGTCCAGCCGCCCTGGCCATCAGTCGTGCGAACGCGGCGCTCAATCGTGATGAGCGTGTTGAGTTTTGCCGCCGTGATGTCGCAACACTGGACCATACTTTAGCTTGCCTTATCAGGAAGTGGTAGCGCCATACCAGCCGCGCTTCCACCTCCAAGAATGGCACAAATCGGCGGGCTTGTCAAGAGCAGATATTTCGAGGCCATCAAACACCCCGACTCGCGTAGGCGGAAGCGGAGTCGCCCGCGCCAGACTTTGCGTAAGCCTGCCGCATGTCGCACTCGCCGCGGTGATCGTAGTAGTAAGCTGAGAGGCCGAGAACGGCCGCCCGGAGTACAGGCGGAACGGCCGCCGCGGTTGCGCCAAAGCCCGCAACGTAGTCAATTTGAATTGCGTTGATGGCTTGAGTCGCCGTGGGCCACAGTTGCCCGGCCTTGAGCCCGAGGCGGCCCGGTCGGTTCTCAGTATCAACAACAAAGTACGTTGCGACAGTGTGACTGGTTGACGCACCAGCCTCGTCAAAGGTGAGAACTGACGTAACGGAACTCAGCGGATAGCGGGGGAACGTGATAACGCGAGGCCGCCCGCCAGTCAACTCCGTGATCGAGGTTTGGCGAACGCCGTCCCACCACGGCTCAATATAGCCCGGCCACTGATCGAGAGTAAGCCGCCATGTTTGGTTAATCAAGGCGAGCGCGGTCATTTCTTCAATCATGTTCCGGGCCTGCGCGATGATGCCGTTTGCCTCAGCATCGGGCAGGGCCGTGGCGTCCGTCCGAAGCTCAGTCCGGAGTTCAGTGGCCGTCACGGGCTCGATAGCGGGCGCCGTGACGAGCCGACTGCCCCGAGGCGGGAAGTTTGGTGAGTTTGCCCGCAGTACCATTTTACTTCTTGCCCCACTTTTTGAAAACGAGGCCGGTTGCGGCCGCGGAGCCGGTAAGGCCGACCATGAGCGTGTTGATGTTCAAGAGGACCGTCATGGCCTCCATGTCAACCGTGATGCCGGGGAGAGTTCCAAGGATCGGGGCCAGAAAGTAAAAGGCCACGCGGATGTAAGTCGGGTTCATTTGATAACTCCAAGTTTGGTGAGGATGGTGGTAGCAAGGCTCGGCTTGTGCGCCGCGATCAAACGGCGCAGGACGTTGCCTACAGAAAGGGGGTCAGCAG